ATTGCATCCCAAGGCGGCAGAGTGGTTCCTTCTCCCCAAACATCTACACTACTAGCCCAATCGCCTGAAGTTCCTTCCCACGATGTAAATCCAAGCCCAGTTAAATCTCCCTTATCTGGAGTAAATATATGGCCTGTAGTAGACAGGGGTAAGAACCCTGTCAAAGACATGCTTCCTGAAGAAACGTACCAAAGTTGTGCTAAGTTAAAATCGGGTGACGATCCAGTAAGAGACAAAGAGCCTGCGTCTGGTTGATTTTGTCCTGCTTCTACAGCATCAGGAACAAAGGGGGTTACATCCCAATTATCAGAAGATGCTGACCAAAGGCCTCCATAGTTATCCCAACCATATGTTTGGAGTATTTGTATGGATGCCTTATCTGGAGATATAACAAACCCAGCACCATCAACTGGAGCAAATCCTGTCAAGGTTTGGGTTGCCGCAGTTACTACAAACTTGTACATTCTCCCTATATCAGGAGAATAAGCAGTAAATGTTAAATCTGCTTTATCAACAGAATCATCTGTACCAACAGCCATCTGAGGAACAGGGCCAGTATTCCAATAACCCGCAGAATCTCTCCACGCACTGGTTAATTGATCCCATTCATAAGACTGCAATATCTCAAGATTTGCAACACCCGGAGATATAAAATATTCTTTTTTTCCAGTGGGAATAGAAGAACTTAGTGTTAAGTCTCCTTTATCTGGAGTTAGAGCAGGGCCATCCCACGCTCTAGAAAATAAAGGGTCGTTCCATCCTCCTCCAGTAGCCGACCATGATGATATTGACATTCATCAAATACCTATGTCTTAGGATATCTGGCTTTTATCTCCTCTACATGAGCCTTCCAAGAATCTAAACCACGTTCTACAATATGCTCAATTTGCAAGTTTAAAGCGCCATAAGCATTTAACCTTTTTACTCTGTAAGGATATTCTTCTGTTTGCCAATCAATTTCCCAATGATCATCTTTCCATACTGGGCCATTATCTACTGCAAATTTAATTTGGACTCCATGCTCATCATTTAAACCAAGATCGCTTGGTGGTTCTAAATTAGTAATATCCTGTGCATTTAATTCTTCAGCAGTCTTTGGAACTTCTTCCCACTTTTGTGACCATTCTCCATTTGACTCAACTGGCCCAATTTGAACCGCTTTCCATCCGGGTCTATTAGGCATTTCAACAGGCTTAACTTCAACAATATTAAATTCTTGCCTTATATCTTCGTTTTTAAGAGCGGAATTAGGAAAAGAAACATTAGGGTTTTCTTCTCTTAATTTAGACAGACCGTAAGGATAAATATCCACAGCCCCATTTTTTAATTTAGCATACGTTATCATTTGTACTCTACCATTTGTTTATTGGGCAACTAGAACCCCTTATGTTTATTTTGACAGGCATAAAGCATTTACATACTGAACAAATGCAAACACTTTTAATGTACTTGTCACACTTTTTACATATATCAAACCGTTGTTTTCCAGTAAGTTTTTTTGTTACATCGGACACTTCTTTTTCCCTTTCTGGAATCTTTCCTTTATTAATTGCCATGAATTATTAGGCAACCACTGTTTTCTTTCAACATTTCTAAAGTACTCGTTTAGAACTTTTTGATCAGGTTCTTTTTTTATTAGTTTAATATTTTTAAAATTAGAAAAAAACCTAACATAATAAAGAAAGTCGCCTCTTTTTATAGACATTGGTTTAGAGATATCTTTAATCCTTACCCCAACAACTACACTTCTAGTCCAACACGAAAGAGGAAATCTTCCTTCTACTATTTCAAAGTTATTATTTTGTAAAGTTGGCGAATATACTGATTGCTCTATCCAAACATCCTTGTCTTTTGTCCAAAACAAATAACCAATAAATATAAGAAATACTACCTCTTTTTCTCCCATCCAGTTATTAGATGATCCTTTGTTTACACCTATTAACGAATCAAACTTATATTGAGTTAATTTAGGAGCGTATATTTCTTTTGTTTCTTTGTTAAAATATAACTCTAAATCTATAGGAGATTTAACAGCATAAGAATTGTTTACTATATTTTGCCACGCAGGACATTGGGTGTACTCTAACTTTTCGTGTAACTTTATTTGCGGAACAGGTTCAATAATAGAATCATCCAAAAAAGGATTTAACTCTACAGTGTTTTTTTCCCAGAAGTTTAACTGACCAGTATTAACACCATAATTACCAAACAAAGGGTAATAATATACAGTCTTCTTCAATTAGAAAACTCCACCCATCCAGTAATAATATACTTGTCATCTGACAAAGGCTGATTACCTCTATGTGTATGAGTAAAATAAGCGGGAAAAATTAAAAGCCTATCTTTTTTAGGTGAAAATCTTTTCTTCTGATACAGAAATTCTGTTTCTCCACCTTCCTCTACATCATTTAAGTAAAGAGTAAAAACAAGGACTCTGTTTCTAAATGCCATCTCTTGCGCTTCAGAATGCCATATATGGTATCCTTGGCCCGGAGATGTCTTTTGTATTATAAGGTCTAAAACAGAGTGTGTACTCATTTCGTTTAAGATACTATATTTTTCCGAATACAATGGATAAATATTATCCCAAAAAATTTTTAAAAAATTTTCTGCTACCCAAGTAATTTGGAATCTTTTAGGCCGTCCACTTTCATTCAAAGGCCCAACCATAGTAGATATGGCTTGATCATCTTTTCTATGTCTTTTATTTCCTGTTAAAATTCTTGAATGAGTAAGCCCGCTTTTATCGCAATCATCAAAATATTCGATGTAATGATCAATTAACTCATCGCCAAAAAACCCATCAAATATTCCTATAAAATCACTATCTATACTATGCACTAATTTGTGCTGAATGGAATCCACCAGTGCCACCAGTTCCTCCTCTTCCGATTGAGTTGCCTCCGCAATTGCCGCCTATTCCGCCTTGTAAAGATACTGAACCATTTACAGTATAATTTCCCCCATACAAAACAAAGATATTTCCTCCTGCCGACCCTCCGCCAGTACCGCAGTAGTTTCCTCCTGAGGCGGCTCCTTGTTCTCCGTTAGCAGACAAAGTTCCTGATATAGTTACATCGCCTTTAACAATCAGCCAAATCAATCCGCCTGTTCCGTTCCCATCGCCTGCTGATCCCCCCATTGATCCTCCACACTGAGCGCCACTGCCCGGAGCGCACCCATAATCTGTTGCTGAATTCGCGGAAGTATTGCAGTTATCTTCAGCGGCTCCGCCGCCTCCCGATCCTCCAGAAAAACAGCCTCCTTTGCTTCCTGACCCAGAATTAGCCGTTCCATAATAGCCGCCTCCGTGAAGACCTCCTCCTCCGCCACCTCCAGACGAAATCGTTGCTCCTCCGGTTGTCCCACTAGAGCCGCCACTACCGCCTGACGCACCCCATGTAGACTTAGATTTCCCGCCTCCACCTGCGGCTCCATCTCTTGAGACTACAAAAATAGTCCCATCCCCAGAAATTTCTGGTTGGTTAGAGACAGCCGTAACAGCCGAATTTCCACATCCTGCAAAATCAGCGGCGGCTAAAGTATCTGTTCCTGATGCAGTAAGCATAGGCATTCTAAGGCCACTTGCATTTACAGCAGATGTATCACTACCGCCAGAAGAAGTAGGATTAGAGCATCCACCTTTGCCATTCATAGACAAGGTTCCTGCAATATTACAATCACCGCTAACATATATAAGCATACCACGACATGGCTGATCCGTAGTTATTGTGTGACCACTAGAAATTGTAAGATCAGTGTAGTTCTTTACAACCATATCCCCGTCATAAGAACCACTCTTATTTGGTACGGTATATGTGACACTTCCAGATGTGGTCAATGCTCCATCAGAGCCATCACCAAAGTAATTTCCTCCTCCCGCGCCTGCGGCTCCAAAAAGAGAGGTTTTTTCAGCACCTAAAGGCATAATGTTTCCTCCTATAACAATCCATCATGCATGTTCTTAAAACTAAATGGATGATGAACTCCATAAGTTTTTGTCCTGTTTTCAGAACCATAATCAATATTAATAGAATCTTTTTTAGAAATAGAATCATTCATAATTTTATAAAAATTATTATCTTCTATTTTGTATTTTTTAGATTCTTCCCAAAATTTTGTATCGTACTTTGATCCATGAAGATAGTGAAATAAAATAAAATTTTGTACTTCTTTTATTTTATTCTGTATCATTTTAGAAATTTGTTTTTCTGTATATTCTTGCAACACTATGTAAGAATATGTAAGACGTATCCAACTTAAATAAGTAGACACTGCTGTAGCCTCTAATGGCTCTAAAAAGAATAGTCTATTCCCATTTAATATTATTCTTTTATCTACTATAGGATTGTTAGCCATATAATTTTTAAATGGTAATCTTCCATTTATATTAGAAATTCCAAATAAACTACGAAAGTTTTTTTCGGCTAAATCTTCTTCTGTTATATTGGAATTAAACAAATAACCAAATGAAGTTCCTTCAGTGGTTGGTATAACAAAGCACCATCCATCGGGAGTTGCTTGAGCCGTTGTCCACCTGATATCATGACTAACTTCGTCTGTATTGCTCAACAAGGAAAAATTTACAGGATTTTTTAAATCTTGATAATTATTATAGTCTGAAGGAAATCCACGGCAATCAAATATATAGTCAGCATCAACATCGCTGTAAGAATTTATAGCCCTGCTTTCTACGCTTATAGGAATATTATTTATAATAAATTCCCTAAGTTCATAAGTATCGTAATGAAGGGCCTGATGATGCAGTGGAAACGGATGAAAAAATTCTTTTTTCTTTTTTCCCCAATCCTTGTAAAGAATTCCTGTTTTAGGCGTAGCCTTTATAGGATTCTTATACCAATCTACCTGTAAGGAATCCCACAGAAGTTGAGAAGCATCTTCAAAAGTTCCTTGCCCAACAACTAAAGGAGGTCTTTCGTTGTCGTGGATTAATTCAATTTCTATATGAGGAGAGTAATGTTTGTAATGAAGAGCAGTAAAACAGCCAGCCAATCCTTTACCCAGAATTGCTATTTTCATTTTTACCAAGAATTGTTATCTTCGCTCATAAAGTAATTTAAAGCATCTTCTGGAGTTGAATTAAAATCAAGTTTATTTTCGCTTATAAATCCGTCTACATTAATAAGAACAGGGTCTTCTATAGGCGGCAGTTTACTCCAATGATTTTCTTTTTCATCCCATATAAAAATTTCAGCGCCCATAGGGGAATCTTCATTTTCAACAAGAACAGACAAATTACTAGAAGAAATTTGTGTTATCTTTCTAGAGTGTACATTATGAAGAATAGCATCAAGGGGAAGATTTCTATCTATTCTAGCCTCAAAAGCATCCATAATAGCGCCTTTTTCATGGCGTTCAAATCCCCTCAAAAATTCACCACGAAATCTTTGGATTAATTCTTCTTTGTTGTCTTCTTTTGATATTATATTTTTAGCCCAATCGCTAAAGATACGAGCAACATTCATATCTCCTTGGGCTACGGCTTTGCCAGTTTTGTAACCAACATTCATCATTGCTTTACAAGTATGCACTATTGTTCTCTTCTTACCATAAGTATTATTGTTTTTCTAGAATCTCCTTCCAAAGTAACCATAGGCTTTACCCCATGCCAAGAGTTCAAAAGTTTTGGTATCCCAATAAAATTTCCGGCTTTATGTTCATGGGTGTATATTTCCTCAAAATCTTTAGTTTCTGCTCTTGATCCATTATAACATGTAGCACTTTTTTTAGATTTATAAATTGTTGTTCCGCTAAACTTTTTTGATTCTTCATAGTTAGATAACGGTATAACAAGACTCATTAATTTAGAAACAGCGTCTGTGTGAGGAGGAAAATCCCAACCTAATTTATTAGTTTGGCCTCCAAAATCTTCTATAAAATTCCAATCATATGTATATTTTATACTGTAATTAGAATCCCATATTGGAGTAAATACTCCATTAGTTTCTTTAAAATAAGAAGGTGGGTTTAATTTTTCCATTAGCACAGAAATTAATTCTTTACTAACATCACTAGAAAATTCTTTTATCCAAAACTTATCTACAGAACTGCCATCAAGATAAACAATAGTTCTTCCAAGTTCTTTATAGGCGGGAATTCCTTTTTCCCTAAATGGAAATAAATCTCTATATTTATTTAATTCCTGTGGGTTAAAATCAAAATTTCCACAAAGATGCCTAAATGGGTAATCTTTTGGAACTACAGTGTTTAATTTTTCTAAAAGAGAAATTATCAAATTAACCTAAATCTGCGCCAGCCTGAAAACCATACCAAGTAGTTCCTGCATCAAAAGTAGTAAATGTATACATATCAACTTTTCCTGATCCACTTGTCACATCTGGAGCGCTCGCACCTGCCCAATCTACTGACGCAGGCCACGTAATTGTTCGGTCAGATGAATCTTGAATCCATTTCAACGTAAACGATCCGGCCTTACCAGAAGCAGGTGGGTTACTAAATACAAATGTAACATTACCACCACTAGCAGTATGTTGAAATACATTTCCTGTGGTTAGGTCTAGAGTAGTAGAGCCACTTCCAGACGATGCATTGTAGGTTTCTGCATAGTCCTTAATCTCAGGGCGTTGCACCACTCCATCAGCAAAGTTCGTAATTAATGATCCATCAGAAGTAACGGCTTTAGATGCTTCAGCAGTCCCTACAGTTGTAACATCTACATAGTTTAATTCAGCAGTACTAGCGGTAACTCCATCAAGTTTGTTCATTTCAGCCGCTGATGAGGTAACTAGCGTACCTGCTAACTTAAGACCACCATCTACAAGATCATGTGATGCAATATCTATAGTCTCATCATTCCCGGTAGCGCCAATAGTAATTGCGCCGCCTGCGGTCTGAGTAACTGCTTTTGAGTTTTCAGAAGTACCAAGAGTTGTGATGTCAAGATAGTTCAACTCAGTAGTACTGGCGGTAACGCCGTCAAGTTTGTTCATTTCCGCTTCAGAAGCAGTAACAGCAGTAGTTCCTGACAGCCCGCTAAACTGAGTTTGCAAAACAGTTTTTAGCATTCGGAGATGATCATCTCCCTGAGATATTGCATCAGTTGCAGTAGGGTTGGTATCTACTAGTTCACTGATATATGTTGCGCTTTCTAGTGCCATGATAACCCCCTACGCTAATTCAAAAATGCCACTAGCACTAGGCGTAACTGTTAAAGTATTATCCTGTGCCAATGTAAACTGGGAAGTAGTTAGCCTAGAAAAACAAACTAATTTACCTCCTGCTTGATATATAACAGCGTATTTAATATTTGCAATAGTTCCACCTGTTGCAGTCCATACACACGCTGTAGAATCAAAACGATATTTATCTGTTGCAACTGAAGCCCAAGTTCTTGCCGTTACTGATGCTCCGCCAGTAGTATATCCGTTACCACTAGCAACCTCATTAGCAAGAGATGATTGTGTAGATAGGGTATTGGTATTAACATTAGCACTTGCCGCGCTTGTATGCAAAGCCATGTAAAACCCTGTACCTGTACCATCTAAATCAAACTGGCCGTTGCCTAAATATTCCCTAAAGGAATTATAAAAACTCCATGCTGTAGCCGCCATTTTAAACGTCCTCCTTAAACTTTAATGAATCTGGATTTTTAATTATGTGTGAAATAAGGCCATCTCCATGCACAGCCAAATCATAGTGTTCGCCAGTTTTTGATATCATATCTACGAACTCTTTTGCTTGATGGTAGTGGGCGGCAGTACATCTAAATTCTCTTCCCGCTACAACCACATCTAACTCCTGCTCTCCATCATTTTCGGGTTGCTCGTAAGCATGATGATCTCCTTTAATACAACTATCGAAACCATACATTTCAAATTTACGAAACCCTAACATCCTCAGTAAATGAACAGCCCTTAATGCAACTGTTGCGCCGCCCATTACTGGATAGTATTCTTTTCCATAAACCTCTTGTAACAAATCAAAATTATCATCACCCGCGCAATGCCAAATCCAAACACTATTATCTTTTAGAATTTCAAAAACAGAAGGATGGCATTGGGATGAAATAAAATACTTACATTCGTCTATCAACGGATGCACGAATCTGTTATTAAACTCTCTGCTGTCTAGCATTACCATGCCAGAAGGTTTTAATCCGTTGTCAACGCAATACTTATGAGAGCCGTTAACAGTAATTACTGGCATCCCATTTTTTCTTTTTTCTAACAAATCATCAAAAGTATCTTTTAATGAAGGCCCACCTAAAGCAATTCCTACTGTTTTATCCCATTGGGTTTCGTAAGGCTGTACTTGCGGCAACCCTCTCTTGATGTTTGTTTCAATGTTGCTTCTAATTTTTTCAATATCTTCATTAACGCCGCAAACAATTTCTGGAATAGGCTTTAACACACTAACAGAAGGTGGTTCTGAACGAACACCCATTTGGATTGACTCCATTAATTAACTCCTTTTTTATGGAGAGGTAAATACCATTCTTATTTCAAGACCCAAAGTTCCGGTAGAAACAGCGTCCACATCTATTCTAAGAACATCTCCTGTGGAAACATTGTTATCTCCGCCAATCACTACAGGCGTTGCGGCAGTACTAGAATCTTTTTCGTTGAGGTCTATTGTAATTGGTGTTGCTAAAATATCCAAACCTCTGGTCAAGTTATGTATTTGGATATTCGTTAAACTCCCACCGCTTCCGGCAGTGTAAACATGCGCCTCAACAGACAAAAGATTTTTACCGTTAAGCGTCGATGGGATAGTAACATGAGTAATCCCATTACCTGTTGATGGCCCAATTCCATCAGCAACACACTTAACCATCAAAGTTCTATTAACAAAGGCTAAAACATCTTGCGGAAGAATTGCTCTAGCCGCTCCAGAAGAAACGTCATAAAATAGAAACTTATCAGTAGTGGTGCTTATAGAGTCTACAGTTACAAGATTAGGTATAACTTCTTGTTTATTGTCGTTAAGATTGGTCAGATTGGTATCCATCTCTGTAAATGATAATGGACTACCTTTTGTTTCTCTTAATGTAATTGTTGCCATTAGAATTCTACCTTATACGTAGCCATTACTTTATCTTCTGAGTATCTTAGATTGTAATCGCCTGATTTAAATCCCAGTTCGTAGCCGTTGTCATCTGCGTATAGTTGGAACATTTCTGATGACATGTCATCGTTATTTAACATTACGAAGAGGGTGACTGCGGCGATCCCAGAAACGATCAACTCTTTCTCGTACTCCTGATACCACTC